GCCTCTGGTGGTCGCTTGTATTATTGGATTCCAGTTAGCACTACAGCGACATTGGTATGGAATGCAACAGCCCCAATTCTAAGGCAGGTCACTGACCCTAATCTTGGCGTGGTTCTTGACTTCTGTTGGGTGGATGGTTACTTCATGACCACAGATGGCGAGTTTTTGATTGTGACTGAGTTGACCGACCCGACACAAGTCAACCCATTAAAGTACGGAAGTTCAGAGGTTGACCCTGACCCTGTGGTTGCTTTACTGAAACTGCGAAATGAAGTTTATGCTCTGAACAGAAATACGATTGAAGTATTCGATAACATAGGCGGGACTTTGTTTCCATTCGCTAGAGTTGATGGCGCACAGATTCAAAAAGGTGTGGTCGGCACACAGGCTTGCTGTGTTTTTATTGAGCGCATTGCTTTTTTAGGCGGTGGTCGTAATGAAGCTCCAAGTATTTACATAGGTGCAGCCGCAACAACTCAAAAAGTTAGCACACAAGAAATTGACAACATCTTGTTGGAATACACCGAAGCACAGTTGGCCTTGGTCAAACTGGAGGCCAGAAACGATAAGAGCCATCAGCATCTTTATGTGCATTTGCCTGACCAGACCCTAGTTTATGATGCAGCCGCATCCGAGGCTTTGCAAACCCCTGTTTGGTTTACTTTGGTCAGTACCCTGTCAGGTCTTGCTCAATACCGAGCTAGAAACATGGTGTGGGTGTATGACAAGTGGATGGTTGGAGACCCGCAAAGTACAAGCATTGGGTACTTGGTGCAGGATACAGGCCATCATTGGGGACAGCAAGTGTATTGGGAGTTTGGCACGTTGATTGTCTACAACGAAAGCAATGGGGCAATATTTAACGAACTGGAACTTGTCAGTCTGACAGGTAGCATTGCTGTTGGCAAGAATCCACAAATCAGCACCAGTTACTCATTAGATGGCAAGGCATATAGTCAAGAAAAGTTTATTGCAGTTGGCACGATTGGCAACTTCAAGAAGCGTCTCGCATGGTTTAAGCAGGGTCACATGAGGAACTGGCGCATCCAACGTTTCCGTGGCGATAGTGATGCCCATGTGTCCTACGTTCGCCTTGAGGCACAGATTGAAGCATTGAAATACTGATGGCAACCGCACCCATTTCCCGCAGACTCAATCTGACCCGTGACCAGTTGGCGACATTTCTGACCGACCAGCAACAGATAAGGCAGTTTGAACTTTTGTTTTCTACTGTTGACGATATTGTTGGCGCAGACTTTAAGTTTCAAGCAGATAATGCTGCGGCAACTGCCAATAGTGCGCTGGCTCAACTTGCAGCTTTAGCACAAGAATCAGCAATTAACTGCGCTTTGGCTGAGAACAAAGCAAATCAGGCGTTGGCACTTGTGGATAAACTGACTAAAGCTGTTGAGGGTTTGCAGATGACCCCACCGCCAAGGGAATTTAAACGAGCAAGATATGGGTCGTTTTACGACACCACTACACAGACAGCCACAACAATCAACACGGCTAAAGCTATCACATTTAATACTACTGATTTAAGTCAAGGTGTATTTATTGGAAGCCCAACATCAAGAATTGTTGTTGATAGCGAGGGCTTATATAACTTTGCTCTTAGCTTTCAAATCGACAAAACATCTGGGGGTACTGCTGAGTTTTATATTTGGTTTAGACTAAATGGTGTAAATGTTTCTAACAGCGCAGGGTTTATTCGCATTCAAGGCAACAACGCAGAGATTTTTTCAGCTTACAATTTATTTTTAGACCTTAAAGCTAACGACTATGTTGAAATAATGTTTTCAGTCACTGATTTAAGCGTTGAAGTTTTGGCAGTGCCAGCAACTGCACCAGTTCCAGCAATTCCGTCCATAATTTTGACAGTCAACAACAACATTGAAGGTGTACTATGACCGTTATCATCAAAGTGCTTATCCCTGCAAAACAGGCAGAGAACGCACAGACCACCCAATACACCGCAACGAATGTCAAGGCAATCATTGACAAGTTCACGGTGACCAATACCAGCGCAAACAATGTGACTTTCAGTTGCAACTTGGTAACAACTGGAGGCTCTGCGGGTGCATCTAACTTGATTGTAGATGCAAGAAGTCTAGTTCCTGATGAAACTTACACTTGTCCTGAATTGGTTGGGCAAGCACTAGATGTAGGTGGGTTTATTTCCACAATCGCAGGGGCAGCAACATCCCTGACCATTCGGGCATCAGGCCGTGAAATTACTTAAGGAGCACAGCATGAAAGAATTTATGATGATTCCCCGAGGCTTTACTGGCCTCCCAATGGATGAGGGGTTCTTGACCACGGCAGAGAATAAAAAGAACTATGCCGTTGCGGTGGCTGATTGGAACTATGGCCCTGAAATGCCAACCAATGAAGCTGGCGCAAATAAGGAGTTCTACGTAGGGTTGGCAGATGCGATGCAATGCGATGAAAAAGACGCAAGGCGCAAACACTGTTCAAACTGCGGCTATTACGACAATACCTTTATGACCCAAGTCAAAATCGAACGCATCCCAATGGCGGCTTATGACAAGGGCGCAGGTTATAGGGGTCACTGCATGAAACTTAATTTTATCTGCAACGATA